ACCCATAGCTCTTTCAAACTCTTCTTCGTACATGGCTTTAAGCATTTGAGTTCGATTAGGAGCTCTTTTAATGGATAAATAGTAAGCTAAACCGGCAGCCAGACACGGATAAAACCTAAAAGGTACATCTAAAGTATTTATAGCTGTGTCTGCATCATCTATACGTGTCAAAGCGTTATAAACAACAACATCTGTGCTGTTTTCTGGGGTCGGCCATAAACGTAGACTTGGCGTTACTTGTCTATCCAAGAAAAACTGCGTGGGTCTACCAGTGGTGGCTTTGTTTGGGATGTTTAGATCATCGTCACGACTGACTCTTGTTAAAGAAAAGTCAGTGCTACTGCGGGTCACGACAGCGCTTAGTATATCAATTACATCTGCTGATAAAGCATACGTTCTTGTCCCAGAAGTCAAAGCTTGTGTGCGTTGTGTGATTGTCCACTGGTTGAGACCACGGTTAGCCCACTCCGCTAACATTATATTTAAGGATCGTCTGGCAGTTACAAGATCATATCCTGTTTTAACCTCTAAGCCGCAACGCTCAAAAGCTTCTTCCACATAATCTGATACGTCTAATTCAAAGTTTACGCTTCCAGAAACAGCCATTACTTATCTTTCGCATATAGATTGTCAAATATCTGATTTACGTCCATTGTATAGTCTAAATCTGATTTTGAATAGTGTATATGCTGAGACGGTAGGAAATCAGGTGCACCTTGTCCGGTTTCAAACCACGCAGGGTGTGTGACTCGGACACGATTGTTAGGCAATGCAACGATATTACCTGTATATGGCCCAGCATCTAAAAGCTCTAACACGTGACTTTGTTTATGCTGCGCCGGGTCATCAGCGATCTCGCTCTCCGTATAATCTACCGTAAAATAGTATTTTGCAGGGTAAAATTCAGGCCCTATTTTAGCAATCCAAGGGCACGGATGAGCGCGATCTAAACGATAAACTGCGTGTGTATGGGACATACAGTCCCAAGGTTGCGCCAAATGGACAGGCATAGGTTCTGGCCATTCTTCAAAAGGCGTGTCTCCAACAAGCGCAGTTATGGGCATTCTGGCCCACATCGCTCCCCCGTGCACGTTCTGCTGATCCGTGCCATCGGTCTCGCAGCCGGTGAATATCATCTGAAAACTTAAACACCGGCTGGGCATCGTAGTAACCGCAATCGCCATAGCGTGAAGAAACTCGCCATGATAATTAGAGTGGTTACACGTATATTCTCTCCGCACCCAACACTTGAAGTGCGGAATATTACTTTGAAGATAAGGCAAGATTTTATACCTTGCCGCCCTTGGCCATGCCCTTCTTCTTCATCATGCCGCCGTTGGCCATCTTTTGGACCTTGCCACCTTTAGCCATGCCTTTTTTCTTCATCATGCCGCCGTTGGCCATCTTCTGAACTTTACCGCCCTTGGCGTAGCCCTTCTTCTTCATGGCTCCACCTTTAGCCATTTTCTGGACTTTACCGCCCTTGGCCATGCCTTTTTTCTTTACGGGTGGGGCTATGTTTCCAACAAGATTAGATGCATACTCATCCATTGTCATAAATTCTTTTGCCATTACTTGCTCCTATGCAATTTTGGTGCGTTTTCTTCTATTAGCCATCACAGCGCCGCATCCTCGCGCCACAACAGTTCCGGGTATGTTTTTACCCCTAAAGGGTCTTTTGGGCTTAGTTACAGCCCCACCATTTTTTAAATTCGTTACTTTCGCAGCCTTTGTATTAGCAACCGTAGTCTTTCCTTTAGCGCCTGCTTTTTTCTTTTTACGTGCTGTCGTAGCGCGTTCACTCTTGGATAAACTATTAGCTTTAGATCTAGGAAGGCAACGGTCAGGGTTTTTCTTATCTTTTGAAGTGCCACATGGACCTTTGATAGAGCCATCAGTTCCAATCCTTACCCAGTCTTGTTTCAGCCATTGCTTTAACTGTCCCATTATGCACGGCCTCCATATTTCCTAGACTTTACCTTTTTTCCTTTATGTTTTCCACCAGTTCTTTTTATCTTACCTTGAGCCTTACAGGAAGCTATCTGTGTGAAACCTTTAGGATTTTTACAGTTTTTAGCTTTGGCCATCAAGTTTTCCTATGTTGCTTTCGTATGGCCTCTTTACCTGCCTTTGCTATTCTAGCCTGTTCTGGCTTTTTTGCTACTTTAGCTCTTTGCTCTAAAACAGTAAGTATCTGTATTTTTCTAGCAAAAGGTTTCTTTATCTTTTTAACTTTAGCAACAGTGGCTCTTGCATCCGCAGGTGTTGCAAACTTAATAGAAACAGTGTCCCTTGGGTTTTCGTCAGTATACAGACGTCTATCCGATCCCGGCGGCTTTTTTCCTGTCCCCTTTTTAGGATCTTTTCCGTTTCCCATTTTTTACCAACTTAGATAATGTTCGTGCCTGACCCGCGTGAGCTTTAGATGCTTTGCGTAGCTTCTTAGCCACCTTTTTGACCTGAGTCTTAGCTCTTCCTGTTAACATTTATCGTCCTTTTCTTTTTCCGCCTTTTGACTTTTTGGCGTAGTTGGGATCTTTGCAATATTTTGATGCGGCCAAGTTTGCATACGCTGACGGGTATGTGTCAAATGTGCGTTTGGCCCAAGCCTTACCCTCTGGACAGATCTTACCACCACTTTTCACCTTCCCCCCTTTTTTCATACGAACAGCACTATTTGAAGCGCGTTTTGGTATAGGACAAGCTGCTGCCCCTATTCTTACTGCACTAGTCATCTAAAACACTTTCTGCACGACGGCTGCTGCAACAATTAATCCGGCTATGCCCCAAAGTCTTTGATCCAACTTATCTAGCTGTTTTTGTATCTGGGCATACCGACTATTGCACTCCTCTTCGTGCTTTTCCAAAAGTTTTAAAACATCATCGGCTTTCATTAGCACTTCCATCTTCTACGAGCTTGTCTAAGTCTGCTGTTAGGATTTTTAGCTGCTTTAGGAAATTTTTTCATCTGACCTGCGGATCTAGCACAAAAGGACTTACGTCTTTTCGCGTCTTTACTGCCGGGTTTAACTTTTCCTGTAACAGCCGTTTTTAACTTACTGCCCGGATTAGCTTTTCTATATGCAGCTACCCCAGCCTTAGTCATTCCCGCCCCTTTTTCTGTGGGGCGGAAATTTTTTTTGTTGCGCGGCGGCATTTTTGCTTTACGCCGTGCCATTTTTACCTCTTATGCATACTTTTTACGCATGTACAGCATGATTGTATACGTGTCCGCAGAGGAGTGACCAACCGTTGTGAACAAAACGTCCCCAGTTTTACCGCTTCCTGCATTATTAGTTAAACCGCCGAAAGAGTTATAATCGTGATGACCGCTCTGGTTCTCACCCAACTCTATACAAAAAGCGTTAGAGGTGGCGTCGAACAAGATCTGTACCTTCATCCCGTTACACTGCCACCATATACGCTCTATGACGACCTCACTACACGCAACACCATCTAAGCTGCTAGCAAGAGCAGAGACATCTACCTTTTTTACAGCAGACTCTCCACTCCCGTCAGAGACATTAGTAAACTTCATAACGGCATGTTTAGGGCCGTCAATAAGTGTTTGCGAGGTTACAGCATCCGCCATTTCAACCTCCTTAGAATACTGAGTATTCTAGTTCAACCGTAAATCTACCTGCCGTTGCGTCTGCGTTTAGCGTGGTTGTGGCCGCAGCATACAAATGAGTGCTTGCAATCGGAGCAGTAACATTTGGTTCAAACACATGAAAATTACCGGCTGAGTTGTTGAAATTAATATCAATCTCAGTCACGGATAATGCAGCAGACAATGTTGGTGAAAAGGCTGCTACACCTGCTCCAACAATCTCTGTGCCTGATGACACTGCCGTGTTAGTTGCGGTGCCACTTGTGGCACTCAACTGTAAAGAGCCGACCAAAGTTTGACCCGCAGCAGTGGTGATACCAATCACGGCCTTATGAATAAAAAACTTTGTTGCCGTAACCAGTGCATCTGGGTGATCTGTATTAAGAGTGCCTAATTCAACAAGAACATCACCGTCAGCGTACTGTGTGCTGGTATCTGTGTCTGCTAATGAACCTACGAAAGTTTGTATTTTTCTTGAACCCAAAGATATAAGTTGACCGGTTGAGTTCACAGAAAAGCCTGTTTCTGTAATCGTACCAGTGCCGGAGCCCTCGTTGATTACTTTAAAACCTGCTTTTGAACGGACGGAGCCCGAAAAAGTAGTTGTAGCCATTTGTCTCTCCTGTCTTGGCTATTGTCAGCCCATCATGGACTGTCAGGATAAAACAACCATACAATAAAAAAGGGCGACTGTGAAGCCGCCCTTTGAAACCTCTACGGGAAAAGAGGTTATTATGCTGCGCCCGGTGTTCCAAACACACAACGCCAATCAGAAACGCCGAAGCTGTAACGCTCACGGGCCTTAAACCGCATGTTGCCAGTGTCAAAGTCACCTTCCATTGCAGTCTTGATTGGAGAACGGTTAAAGTATTTAAAACCGTTTGGTGCATCGGTCTTGATGAAGAACGCATCCGTGTCTGTCAAGAAGTGGTTTACGACTGCACCTTCAGGCAGCATACCCATGTTCTTGATAGCGTTTGCGTCGTTATCAGCCGTTGCTGAACGCAAGTTTGAGTTAATCACGCGCTCTGCAATAAACTGCAACTCTTTTGGAATGATTAGCTTCGTTCCACGAACTGCAATTTTGAGACCACGCTCGTCAGTCAAACCGGCGATATCAATCAACATCTGCTCAAGTGAAGTTTCATTCAAGTCAGCAGCAGTTGACAGCAGGTTACGCTGGTTTCCTGAGAGTGACGGGTGTGAAGATGAGCAAAGTGCTGCACCGTCTCCGATTGCAGAAGCGCCTGCCGTGAACGCATTGTTCAAGATAGCCGCAGCTTTAATCTGCTTGGTCTGAGCCATAGAGCGGGCCAGAGCCTTGGTGTAGCGAGATGCCAGACGGTCATACAGATTATCTTCAATGGCTTCCTCAGTGATTGAGAAGGCCAACGCGATTGTCTCGTGTGTGTACCGTGCTGTGAATGTCTCTTGAGCATCGTCAAAAGAGATGGCTGCGCCCTCTTCCTTAGTCGGTGCTGTTGAGAAACCCCCAAGCATCACTTCTTCTTCAAATGAACGATCAGATGCTTCTTCTGCAAAGATCTCAGCATGTTCGTTTTCATAACGATCATACTCAAGCCCAAAAAGTGCATTTAGACCGGGTTCTAGCTCTTTAGCTAGTTGTGCTCTTGAAATAGCCATTTCCTAGCCTCCTATATGCCGGTGTTCGCTGCGGTGCCTACGGCAGCAGCAAAGCCTGAGTTGAAAGGTGCGTTCAAACGAACGATATACTGATGTCCAACTGCGGAATAATCCGTGTTGCCTTCCTCTTCATAGAGTCCAACAATACGAACATCCAAACCAGCCGTTGTTGCAGCGGTGCTAATATCAAGCATGTCAGAGGACTTGCCTGTATTTGTGCTACCGTTGTTAACACTTGCCATGTCGCAATTAGCAAAAACATCTGCCAAGGCGGTTGCCCGGTCAGTGTTTGTGCCATCGGCCACTACAACATATAGCTGCATTGGATCATCATAAACGTAAGCTTTCACCGGAAAGTTGGTGTTAACACTTACAGCGTTTGAACCGGGCCAATAATTAAGGTGGGTGTTCTTACCGGTTACGGAGTCAACGTACTCAACACCACCTAAAACACCAAGAGGTGCTACAGCCTGATCGGAAATAGCGATTGTGCCCCCTGCGAGTGGAATAACAATTCCACCGTTATAGATAGCAGTAGTGTAGTTGCTGGCAATCTCATACATCGTCGTAGCGTTGTTATTAGGATTACCGCCCGTTTTACCAATAGGACGAAGGCCAAAACCACCTGTTAGGGTATTTGCCATTAGAGACTCCTATTTGACAAAGAGGTAGCCATCATTTCTGAGGACCACCAAAAGTTACACGAGATTGACGATCTGGTTTATTAATCGTCATAGTCGAATGTGCATTTTCTCGCATCATATCAGAGTCTACCGCTTGCATCTGATCAGAACTTCTTGAATTGAAGTAAGCTGTTCTTTCCGCAACAGTTTCATCTGGGATACGAGCTAGCATTAAACCACCTACTCCAAACACACCTTCATACTTACCTGAGTCAATTACCGGGGCCTCAAAGTCTGGATACTCATCCCTACGAACAAGCTCATAACCTTCACGCATTTTTGCGCTGATGTTTTTAGTATCGTCAAAACCACGGGTTTCAGCCCTGATCCAACGATGCTTATAACCATCCGGTGCAGGTGGTGCGTCTAACATAGACGGGGGAGCCCACGGCTTACGCTGCGCCGTCTTCTCCCTAGTTTGGTTTGCGCGAGAAGTACGTTTAATTCCGCCTTCAAACATTTCTTTTTGTTCTTCTGACATCAACTTACTCCTTCACGTATTTCGCGTATTCTTCAAGCGGCACACCCAATTTTTTCGCTATCGCGACTTGGCTAGGGGTGAGTCTAACCTTTTTCCCACTACTGCGCCCAGAAGATGATCGGGATACGGAAGCAACCGTCTGAGCGGGCCGTCTGCTTTCCCCGTTTTTAAGCTTATGCGGAAACTCGTTCTGCATACGCTTGTCTAACTCACTATAGTACTCATCGCTCTGCGGGTCAAACCCTTCATTTTCGACAAGTTTTTTGTGAACACCAAAAGCGGCATATGTCATAGCCTCGTCCGTACCAAACCACTCATTTCGTTGTGCCCAACTTTCTGCTTTTGGGTCAGGGCGACGCGGCTGCTGTTGCGGCATGGGCTGCTGAACTTCAGTCTGTGCTTGAGCCTGCGCCTGCTGTGCATAACGCTGCTGTTGAGCCTTTGCCTGTTCGGCTCTGTCGTTTTCTATTGCAAGCTTGGTAATTTTACGCTGCGCTTCCACAACACCGTTTGTGTCACCTATTTCAATAGCACGAGCCAGTTCACCTTCAGCAGTGCCCATCTCACTGGTAACACGATTGCTATATTCATTAACATAATTGGTATCCATCGCGTTCATGCGTTCTTTAAGCTGTGCGGCCTCTGCCTGAACACCTTGTGCGTACCGAAGCGCCTCGTCTTTCTGGCGCTCTGCTTCACGCATTTTCTTAGTCAAACGATCAATACGTTTTTGAGTGTTACTCTCAGCTTTTTCAAACTGATCCTCTGTTGCAGCCTCTACTTGCGGCTCTTCATCTTTAGCTGCCTCAACCTCAACTTCCGTATCTTGCTCATCTTCCAGATCTAATTCAATCTGTTGTTTTTCTTCTGCCATTTATTTCTCCTAGAAATGAAGGATATCTTCCGGTTCTTTAATCTTCGCCAATATTTCGTCATCGTTCAAAATACGAACTTCCCCACCGTCTATTTTGAAGCGTGAGCCTGAGTAACGCGCAAACATCACCCAGTCTCCCTGCTCACACCAACTTCCCGTAGGAAACTTTTCTGTATCTTTGTAAGCCAACGAACCCACCTTTAGGACGTAACCTACCTGTGTAGATACCGTTTGCTCTTGAACAACTGTGTCAGGAAGATAAATGCCACCATCGGTTTTACCCTTACCCCTGTAAGGTAAGACCAAAATACGCCATCCTGTTGGATCTGGCATTCTTTCTAAGAGAGAACCCCCTATGGATTCGGGGTCTAAGACTCTATCGCTTGGCTCTTTGTAAGCCTCTGATAGATTTGCCACACCTTCAGATGCAGCTTCTAAGTCAATCATCACTTCGCTCCTGTTTATCTAGCAGGCTCTTGAGTTCCTGTTCCACGTGATCTAGGGCCTTTAAATTACCCATGAGCTCACGATATTGCTCCATGCTACTTACGTTGTCATAAATTAACAAATCATAAATAGCTTGCCGTCTTTCTTTAACTATGCGGAAGACAGCCTCCGCAAAATAAACCTCATCCACTCTGATAACTCCGCATTAACTCTCAGGTGTTCTTATAACACACTAATCCGTTTCTGCAAGAGCCCTCATACGATCTACCAGACGCCGTGCGCGATTAGGAACCTGTGTGTACCATCGCGAGTCAACCATCTCATCTGCTGCGGCATTCCAGTCTCTGGCATCCACACCAGCTTTCATGCCTTTGAACTTGCTGAGTCTGGGTCTGCCCATGTTAAACATCATGTTGCAGATAATATGCTGTGCCTCTTCTGGCAAGTCATCAAAGTCTGAATACAATACTTTGCACTCATCAATCGTCACGGCCATATCCAAAGCAAAAAGATTTTGTACACGATCCTGTTCAACAACTGTGCCTACAGGTTTACCGTGTTCCTCATCATTTTCAGTAATTAGGTGGCCTATGCCACAGGTTGGCAAACCAAGATGATCCAAATAAATTTCGTATTTGCACCCTTCATCTTCAGCGATTTCTTCGCGTAATTTATCCTTATTCATTTCTTAAATCCTTTTATTCCGCGTATTCCGAAGCTTGCGCCGATTGAGGCATACATCGCCCACTGAAACCACTCTGGTGTACGAGAAAGAGCCGCAAAACCCTCTTCGACATACGGTTGCGTAAACGGAATAAAGCACATGGCGATTATGACGATAAACAAAATCGTCCACGCCTCGTCCTTCCAACTGTTGTCAGAGGACTGTGCCATTATCTTCTCCCAGCCAGCTTCGTGAGTGGCTGCGACTTTCATAACTTCAGCTTCAGCTTCGGCCTTTGCTTGTGCAACTTTGCCTTTAGCCTTCGTCTGCTCTATCTTCGACTCCATGAAGGAACCGGCTAAATTAGCTATAGGTCCAATAAGTGCCTGTATCATTCGTCCTCCAAGATT